TAGCAAGCAGCGCAGTGCAATTAAGAAATTCACCACACGATAAAGGTAAATCATGGCATACGATCCAAAACCAGGCAGCTTCTCACTTTTCAAGAATCAACAAAAGCAAAGCGATACACATCCTGATTACTCAGGCGACGGTAAAGACCTAGCAGGTAATTTAGTTTATGTGTCTGCCTGGCTCAAAGAAGGTAAATCCGGCAAGTTTATGAGCTGCTCATTTAAGCTGAAAGAAGCAAAGAAAACAGTAGAAGAAAAACCGTTAGATATTGACGATATACCTTTTAACTAGAATGGGTCTATAATGGCTATATTCTCCACACAAAGGATATAGCATGATTCATTCAAAACAATGCTTTAAGTGTCTGACCATCAAGCCACTAGATGAGTTTTATGCTCATCCAGCAATGGCTGATGGTCATGTAAATAAATGCAAAGAATGTAATAAAAAAGATGTTTTTGAACATAGATTGAAAAATATTGAAAAAATACGTTCTTACGATAGGGAGAGATCAAAATTACCAGCTAGAAAAAAATTAGCAGCCGAAGTAAATACAGCATGGAGAAAAGCAGACAAAAGACGCATAAAGTGTCATAACGCAGTTTCAAAAGCAATTAAATCTGGAGCTTTAGTTAGGCAGCCATGTTGCAAATGCAGCTCATTGAAATCGTTAGCTCATCATGAAGATTATGACAAACCTTTAGACATAGTATGGCTATGTCAACCATGCCACAAACAAAGGCATAAAGAAATAAATAGATTGATGTTTGCACGCCTAGCCGGTAGTGGCGAGTAACACCGGCAGCAGGGGCCAGATTCTCCTTCATGCATTCTCGAACTGGTGACCCTGCACTAAATATTTAAGTAGAATATTCCAAAATAATTGAGAATATTCCTCCCTTCAAAGGATAAAAATGGAATTGTTAGACTATTTGATCAAAAATCATGGTTTCAAGAATGATCGAGCTATTGCCCTACACATGGGTATTGGTATCTCTACACTGTCAAAGATTCGCAATAAGAAGATAGTTCCGTCAGCAGAGATCATTCTGCGAGTACATGAGACTTTTGGCATTGATGTCAAAAAGATTAGGCAGTTATGCGTTGGGGAATGATCTTAATTGTGATTGTTGCGTCTGTGCCTGGCATCGGTTTAGGTGTCATGAATAGGATGCAAAACGAATATCATCGCGGATTCACTGAAGGGGTAGCGTCAGTCACATCGCCAGACATTGATAAACAGTGTGTAGGCTGGATGTTTGAGTCTAACTTTAAAGATGCAAAGAAAAGGATATGTAAATAATGTGGACATCACTAGAGCTTGACGTTATCCGATGGGCAGAAGCTCGCGGAATTATTCCCAATGCTGAAGCCAGCACTCAACTTATGAAAACAGTAAGTGAGCTAGGTGAGCTTTGCGACGCTGAGATTAAAGACGATATATTAGCAATCAGAGATGGTGTCGGAGATGTACTGATAACGCTAATAATCTACTGCGCCATCAAAGACATCTCTATTGTTGACTGCTTGCAAGATGCCTATGCAGAAATTAAAGACCGTAAAGGATTCTTAAATTTCAATGGAGTATTCGTCAAAGATGAGTGAAATGAAATACAACACAAAGCCATCCGAAGTAAGAATGGCTAAATTGCTAAAAATCCTTGAGACACCATCAACCTACACGGAGATAGAAAAGCAGTTCTTTATCTCAAACAAGTGGATGAAGGGCTACATCAAGCATTTACGCAAGATCAAGCTAGTCTACATTGATAGCTGGATAAAAGAGCAGAAAGAGATAAAAGAGGTCTATGTGCCTGTGTTTTGCATTGGCAACTATAACGATGCTGCTAGACCTGCGCCTCTTACATCAAAGGAGAGAGCGCAATTAGCTAGGAATAGACTTAATCAGGATTTAGATAAGAAAGACCTGCATTTAGCTAAACGCAGGGCCAGACTTATGCCGGTCAAAGCTGATTGGACATCGAGCTGGATTAAACCGCGATCACCTGTCCTCGAAAACACACAAGACCCTTATCCTCGTCAATGACTTCTAGCATCTCTGGAGGCAGTAGCTTGCCTTCGTAGAATGTCAGCACCACGAAGCCGCTGCGATGGTTTCTAGTACCGTCCTCTGTGTATTCAAATTGAGCGCCCCATACATCGGCTAGAGAGCCTGTATCGACACCGTAGCGAGTACCTGTCAGATCAGTCCAAGGCGTTACTTTGAGAGAGTGTAGATGACCATTAACTGTAGACACGCCTGACTTAACAACAGCGTTATAAGCAGCGTGAACTCCGTTATAGTTGCGATGCTTGATCTGAGTGTGGTCATTTATCATCACCGAAGTCGAAAACTTCCAACGCGGGAAGTGATCCGTCAAGTTCATGCCGTGGATACCCTCAAACTCAGGAGCCTGTGAGGATAGTCGGCTATTCCAACGGATGTCGTGATTACCCCAAGTCCAGTGTAGCTTGGCATTGCCAGCAGCATCCTCGATCTCACAGATACGATCCCTGCAAGCCTCTAGCTCCTGTTTAACGCTTGGTCTAGCTTCCCATCCTGTACGTGGATGCCGTGAGATATTAGCCCCGTCAAACGCATCGCCGTTCATAATGACCATCTTAGGGTTTAGCTCTTTAACAGCCACCACAAAGGCCCTGTGAGCCGTAGAGATGATGCCAGGCCAGTAGTGAGCATCTGAGCCAACGATAACAACGCCTGATTCCAATCCAACATTAACTCTAACGCCGTTAGCTGGCAAAGTTACATTGAAATCAGGGCTGTTTTTAGCAGTAGCAAGCAACTGGACACCTTGCCGCTTTTCGATGTTTCTACGCTTGCGATTAACAAATCTGTGGTTAATGCCTAGAATCTCAGCTACTTTAGTAACTGAGCCGCATGAGTTCCATGCCGCTATGAACTCCTCATCTGTTACTGGGTGAGTCATTATGACACCTGCCTTTTAAATTCACCGCACCATTCGTTAATCCCAGTAATCGGAAATAAACTCTCGAAATCATCGTCGCCAAGAAAGAACATAGATGGAGGATAGCGTCTGCAAAGACCAACTTCATCATTCTTCTCACGATCAAAGAAAGCGCATGATTGACACATCGGCATACAGTCTTGCGGTATCTTTTTAGTAACCATTATACGCACTTTACTTTCTCTAGTTTCTCAAGTTTATCTTGTAACTCTTTGATTTTACTATTAGCGTAGTCAATGCGTATTTCAAGCTGATTAAATTGCTCAATGGTTCTATAGACTTCTTCTTGAGATAGAAGCAAATTACCGTCTGCGTCTTGTGTTGCCGAATATACCGAAACTGATATAACTAACAAAAGACCTACAATAATTTGTTTCATGATAACTCCTAAGATAAGTAGATTTTCATTTCGTCTTTGCGTCTGTTCACCAACCCTTTTAGAACCTTACCGCCACCTTTTGTGTATTTCAGAAACTCAGCAGCAGCACCATCAAACTCAGCGCGATTGTGTTTTTGGCGCAACGTACTCCGCTGCAAAGTACCTAGCCCTACATTAAAGCTAAAAGAGACAAGAGCATCGAATTGCCCTTGAGTAAGAGAATTAGGGCAATAACGTAGTACACCTCGCTCAAAACGCTGCAAGTCTGTTTTAAGAATCGCATCTACCTCATCCTTAGTAAACTGTCTAAAGTCCTCAATACGCAACCCAATAGAGCCTCTCTGAGCCACTGGCAATAGTCCCTGTTTGGGATACAAAACATGACCAACTCCAACAGTCCATAAACCAGCAGGGCAAAGATATGGCTTATATCTAACACCCTCATGGTGAATTATGGTTTTAAGTGCCTTGTCGCTGACTTTCATTTTTTGCTAAATGCCTGTGTACCAAACCAGAAACTAATCACAGAAGCCCAAATAGTCTGCGTATCGTCATCCCAAACCAGGGCCATCATCTCCTTAAACGGAGCATCTTGTGTCCAGGCATACCAAACACCAGCAATGTCAATAGCAACTAGCAATAAAAATAGACCGTAAGTAATCGTAGGACGTACCATAGCGCGAGCATTAACAACCCACTGCGATGCACCCTTACCAATCTCGATGTCGTGAGAATACAACGCTATGCGCTCATCTGCTTGCGTCTGGATGCCGATCTGCTCTGTCTTAATATCCTCAATGTGCGCTTGAGCCTCAAAACCCTTGTTAGCCATTTCTAGCTGCTGCGTCATTTGCAATTGAGCAAGTGCTAACTCATGCTTCTTATCTTGCTTGTCTTGGAAGAAGTCCAAGAGTTTAGGCAAGCCACCAGATAGAAAAGAGATTAGCGTAGTAATTAAGGTCATCATTAGTCTTTACC